GCCATTGACGCGATGCCCCCCGATGAGTACAAGCGCCGCCTACTGAGCGAGAAGGGATTCGCCGCAAAGGTTGAGAAGTTGATGAAGAAGGGCTAATGGACATCAGGCTGGCGCTGCAATCTGAGACCGACTACCTAGTCGATCAAGTGGAGCGACTGTATCCTGACGACATCTGTCCGAAGCATCAGTTGCGCAAGATACTTGCCGCCAACCCAGCGTGGGTCATCGTAGACAAACGCATCAAGGCGCACCTTATCTCGGAAGTCTCGAAAGGGACACCATACATCTGGAGTGTTGCAGTAGACCCTGACTATCGCAGACGGGGCGCTGCAACAACTCTTCTACAAGAATTTGAGAAGCACTACAAGCAGAGCTACGAAAGTGGCTGGTTGCACTGTAGAGTCGAGAACCCTGCGCAGAAGCTTTACTTCGATAAGTGCTATCGCATCGCTTCCTTTGAACCAAACATTTACGGAGCACGACAGCATGGCGTGACCATGCGGAAACGCTTCGTCTGAAGTACTACCTAAGGAGAACCAAAAATAATGTCATTTCAGACAGATGCAGAGGCAATTGCAGCGAGTTCAACATCCACAGCCACGACCACTTCCGTCACTGATGTAACAACTACTACGATTGCTACAAATGCATTTTCTGTAGAGGCACTTGGAGATGCTGCTGGTACTACGTCCATGACGACAGTATCTACACCAGATTTTACTGGTAAAGCAGTTAGTGTTACAGTTGCCGGTACAACTGCTGTAACTGGTTCCACAACTATCCAACTAAATGGAAATACCATTGTTACTATTAGCAATGTGAACGGAAACTCGTTAGCATTTGTATTAGAAATAATCTGTGTATCCACAAGTGGTGGAAAATTCAACTACACTGTAAGTTCTGCTGGCAGTTCAGCGGCAGGATTCAATGTGTCTCCGGTATCTAGTACTACCAGTGATAGTTTGGTTGGTGGTACTATTTCTGTTGTAAACGCGAGTTCAGTTTCACAGCTTACGGCTAAGTTGGCCTAAGTTACGTAATAGTTTTGGTGCAGGATAGTCGGATTACTAACCCCACACCCCTCAGGTTTGTGCTGAGGTAAATAAATCAGTCGGTGACCTTGGCTGGACAATATATTTCATTTAGTCGGATTACTAAATGCGAGATTGTTTCACAAAGAAGGCTATACTTCATTTACCTCTTTAGGAGGAGGGAATAGTGTAATTGTCGTGTATTTTTCTAAAGGAAATACGACAATGGGATATACTCCCGCACAAAATAATCAGGGCAATTTGCCCCAGTCCACCGTGAAATTTTACGATAAAAAATTCCGCGAGAACCTAAAAGCGCAGACCCCGTTCGTAGCTTGCTCCGAGCGTCTGGACCTGCCAACCAAGTCCGGTAATCAGTATGAGATGTTCATGTACGTTCCTCTGGCAGCTAATACTGCCCAGACGAACGAGGGAACGGTCGGAAGCTCGATCTCCGTTTCCGTTCTTACCACGACTGCCACCATCGGTGAGTACGCTGACTATGCGAACTTCTCCAGTCTGTCTCTTGCTACGGCAATCGACAACAGTGTTGAGAACGTCGCCCGTGAGCTTGCATACCGTCTTGGCGAGTCTCTGTCTGGTCTCGTCCGCGCAACCGCTGACGGTGCAGCCAGCGTTGACTCCAGCGTGCTTGTGCAGCTTGGTGCAACTTCGACCACAGCCTTCACCTCGCTGAGCCTGAACCAGATTCGTAACGCAGTTCAGTCTCTTGCTGGCCGTTCGGTACGTCCGTTCGACGAGGCAAGCAAGGCATTCTGCGGCGTCATTCACCCGTTCGCATTGGGCGACGTACTTTCGGATGTCAGCAACAACGCACCTATCGACATCTTGAAGCACACCCCGGTCGGGCTGATGAAGATGGAAGACCTCGTTTCGGTGGACTTGACCGAGATGATCGAGCTTCCATCCTCGGGCGTTCACTTCTTCCAGAGCAATCAGGTTACCACCACTGCTAACTACAAGGGTGTGACTGGCCTGACGGCGCTTCGTACCTACATCTTCGGGCGTGATGGCATTTACAGCATCAAGCTTGGGGCGCAGGGCGACACCGAGTTCGGAGACGGTGAGTACCAGAACATCAAGTGCAACATTGTGCAGAACGTTGAGCCAACTGTTGCTGATCCTGAAGGGCTGATCCCCGGCTGGACCTCGTACCGCGTTCACTTCACGACTTCGCTTGGTCCTGACACGACCATCCGTATCCGTGAGATTGACGCTGCAAGCGCAATCAGCTAAGACACTGGCTCCTGAGACTAAAAACCTCGGGAGCCATTTCTTTTTGTATCGGATCACCAAAAGAAAGGAAATATCAACATGAGTTTTCCAGCAAATACGACTGGCCTAGGCACAGCGGCCCGTATTATTGTCGAGGGGAATAAGCTTCCTCTTTCTACCGTCCCCGGTAATAATAAGGTTATCGTTTCGCTCTCGGGCGCAAACGGTCCTACCAGCTTCCAGCTTTCTCCAGAAGTTGCTGACGTTTCAGGAGCGGCACTTCCTCTCGGCACCCCGCTTGTGCTTACCGCAGTGGCAGCAGCTACCCCCGGAGAATTGGCACTTACGGCAGCTGCGGCGGCTGTTGGTAACACCACTCTTTACACGGGCACGATCACTGGTGGCGCATCGAATGCTTTCGTCGGGTTCGAGTTCACGGTTGCGGGTTTCGACCTTGCTCCCAACAACGGCAACTTTGCTTGCGTAGCATCTACAGCAACCACCCTGACCCTTGCGAACGCAGCAGGCGTAGTAGATACGCACGCAGCGACCGCAACGACCCTTCAGGGTTCGGCTGTCTACACGGGCACGATCACTGGTGGCGCATCCAACGCTCTCGCTGGCAAGCCGTTCAACGTCGCAGGGTTCGTCAACGCCTCTAACAACGGCAGCTTCATCGCTACCGCTTCGAGCGCAACTACCCTGACGCTTGAGAACAACTTCACGATTGCTGAGACCCACGCGGCCACTGCAACCGGTGAAGACACCACTCTCAACCTGACCTATTACGCAGATGGCGCGGCTTCTTACACGACCGGAACGAGCGGGCTGATTCCTTCCCCTCCGACTGTCGGCAAGGTTGTCACGGTATCGGCTACCGGGTTGGTCACGACCAACGGTGTTCGCGGTAAAAGCAACGTCGAGATTTCTTACCCAGTATTCAACAACACGGCGGGTACCATCACCGTGGGCGGTAAGGCACTTCCGGCGCAGAAGGTTTACGCAGACGTGGAAGTCATCGTCCTCGCGTAACTCAACCAAACAGAAAGGCGGAAGAGGAGCCGCCTATTA